ATTAACAAAGCAAACGAAGATGTTTGGATTGAATTTCCGTGGGAGAGATTTTCAAAGTGAGTGATTTGACTATAGAAGAATTACAAGAAAAGATTAATCAAGTTGTAAAGGATCTTGAGAATTTAAATCAGGCTGGCGAAAGTGGTAGAAAGTTTGAAGTTTTGAACGAATATAAAAAATATCTCGAAGATGAACTTCATAATATTAAACGTAATCATTGACAAAGATCTAAATAAGAATGTATATTAATGATATATCGCAATCCACTGCGTTATCATCGGAGAAACTATGGAAATAAAAAACACACCAATAAGCGACATTATTCGTACAAGAATTTATCAAGCAAATAAAAGATTTCACTGTAACGACAACATTGCAGACTACATTCGAGAAGGAGAGTTAGATCTATTAGTCGACGAAGTAGCAGACAAGTTCGAAGATGTCCTCGATTCGTTAGTAATAGATCTTGACAACGATCATAATACACACGATACTGCAAGACGTGTTGCTAAAATGATGATTCTTGAAACATTTAGCGGCAGATATCGTCCTGTACCAAAAGTTACTGCATTTCCAAATATGGGTTACAAAAGTTTATACACTACTGGGCCTATTTCAATTAGATCGACTTGCGCACACCATTTTCAAAATATTGTAGGAAAATGTTGGGTCGGCATCGTTCCTGATGAGGAAGTCATCGGCCTTAGTAAATTTAATCGATTAGTGCATCATATTTGTGAACGTCCGCAGATTCAAGAAGAAATGACTACACAGATTGCAGATGCTTTACAAGAATATGCAAAGACACAGCATATTGCAGTTGTTGTTAAAGCAGAACATCATTGTATGACTATGCGAGGAGTTAGAGAACACGAAAGTGATATGACTACTGCTATCATGCTCGGTGCTTTCCAATCAGACTCGGCGTTAAAACAAGAATTTTACGATATCTGTTTGTCGATGAAAGGACATAAGTGAAAAACGTTTATCTGTTTCAGCCTCAATATACCATTTTCTTTAATGGAAAATTAAGTAATTGGATCCCATATTCTGTTGGGGTCCTCTGGAACTATGCCTCAAACTTTAAGGATGTAACAGATAACTTTGTATTAAAAGATCTATTTTTTAAAAGAAATCCGATCCCCGAACTTCTTGATAAAATTGAAAATCCAACTATATGTGGGTTTAGTTGCTATATTTGGAATATTGAATACTGTCTAGTTGCGGCAGAAGAAATAAAAAGAAAATGGCCCGAATGTGTAATATTATTCGGCGGACCTCAAATTAGCAAAAGATATCTTTCTTATTCTTTTATAGATTGCATAGTTCTAGGAGAAGGTGAAGAAGCATTTGTTAAAATTTTAACAGATATACATAAAGGAAATAAGTTAGATTCAATTGTTCCAAAAACTCGACTACAAGATTTATCCCATTCCGGGCCATACGTTAGCGGAGTGTTCGATCGTCTTCTCGAAGAAAATCCGGACATTACATGGAATGTAACTATCGAAACTAATAGAGGATGTCCTTATTCCTGTAGTTTTTGCGACTGGGGGAGTCTTACCTATTCTAAAGTTAAAAAGTTTGCACTCGAAAATGTACAACAAGAATTAGATTGGATTCGAGGAAAACCTATCGGATACCTGATGATTGCAGATGCAAATTTTGGTATTTTTAAAGAACGAGATTTAGAACTCGCTAAGTTAATTAAGGCAGCAGCCGACGATTCTTCAGTCGATGTTGTTAATGTACAAGGAGCAAAAAATAGCACCGAGCTAGCATTTGAGATTGAACAAATTTTAGGCGATAAGGCTATCGGAGTTACTATTGCATTGCAAAGTATGAATCCTGATACATTAGATGCTATTCATAGAAAAAATTTGCCTATTAACGATGTAAAAGAATTAATTCGATTGTCAAAAAAATATAATGTACCGTCATACTCGGAATTATTATTAGGCCTTCCTTTAGAAACTAAAGAAACGTGGTGTCGAGGTCTTTGTGAATTACTCGAGATGGGACAGCATAATGCTTTAGAAATTTGGTTTACACAGCTACTCGAAAATAGCGAATTGTCAAAACCCGAATCACGAGAAATGTATCAGCTCAAAAGTGCGATTTACGTTAATTACTACAATTTTAACGAATATAAAAAACACAATCACGACGGAATTAATGAAAAGATTGAACTTGTAATTTCAACAAGCACTATGAATACTCACGAAATGACCGAATCCTATTTATATGGATGGATGATTATACAATGGCATATGCAAGGGTACTCGCAAATTATTTCAAGATATCTACGATTTGTGCATAATGTTCCGTTTAGGACGTTCTATGACTTTTTGCTAGAAAATATTATAACCGACGAAGTTATGTCTAAAAAATATCAATCGTTATATAATACAATCTATACATACCTAACTACGGGTTCACTAGATTCGTCAGTCGGGGGACATGCCTTGCACACTTCAACTAAGGCATGGATGTCAGAAAATCGGTTTGAAATTTTTAATTTTGTTTACGATGTAGGAAAAAAATTGAAGGATATTCCTATATGGGTACACGAATTGCAAAAAGAATTCTTATATAACTCCGAATCGACATATCCAATTTTAATAAATGGAACCTGCGATATTATTAACGAAGTAGACGAATCTGTAACTTATTCTGTACAACCGAAAGATTTAATTATTACAAGTGGTGCGCGTGATAGAAGAACAGGCACATCAAAAAATATCATTTCAATCGTTGACAATACAAACTAATTATTATACAATATATTATGAATCAGATAAAAGTATCAGAACTATTTTATAGTTTACAAGGAGAAGGAAGATACATGGGTGTCCCTTCTGTGTTTTTAAGAACATTTGGATGTAACTTTCAATGTCGGGGCTTTGGAATGCCGAAAGGTAAACTAAGCGAAGAAGCAGATATTATTGCAGAATCGGGGCCATATAGAAATTATGAGTCTTTACCGTTAGCCGATACTGGATGCGACAGTTATGCAAGTTGGCATCCTAAATTTAAAGATCTTAGTCCGTTTAAAAAAATTGACGATTTAGTTGAAGAAATTCTCGACCTACTTCCTTATAAAAAATGGATGGATGAACATCTTGTAATAACCGGAGGTGAACCATTGTTAGGTTGGCAAAAAGCATATCCTGCATTGTTAGGACATCCTAAAATGGTAGAACTTAAAAATATTACATTCGAAACGAATGGTACACAAACACTTGATACAAATTTTAAGTCATACTTATTAAGTTGGATAGAAGAACGCGAAACAAACACTAATAATATTACTTTTAGTGTGAGTGCTAAATTAAGTTGTTCCGGAGAAGCAAGAGAAAATGCTATCCGGCCATCAGTAGTCTGTGAATACGAAGAAGTTGGTTATACATACCTTAAGTTTGTTGTAGCTACCGAAGATGACGTAGAAGAAGCATTAGAAACTGTCGATGTTTATCGAGCAGAAGGATTCGAAGGCCCGGTATACTTAATGCCAGTCGGCGGTGTTAACGAAGTATACAACCTCAATGCAAAGAGGGTTGCTGAACTTGCATTAAAAAATGGACTTAGATATAGTGACAGGCTTCACTTACCGTTATTCGGAAATAGCTGGGGAACTTGATGAAAATTAAAAAGTTTATTAGAGATATTACAGGTATTACTGCTCGAGAAGAACAAGCAAAGGCAGAAGAACTAAAAAGACTAGAGCTTGTTAAAAGAGCAAACGAGTCGTTAAAGAAAGAAAAAGCAGAACTTCGAAAAAAGGCAAAAGAAGAAAAACTTCGTAAACAAGCAGAAGAAGATGCAAAACTTACACCAAAGGAACTTGCTACAAAGCGTAAAGAACCTTGGGTTGACGCACGCTTAAATGTTACTAAGAATAGTGTCAGATACGGCTTTTATGATATCGACTGGAACGAGTATTGGATTTTACAATTAAAGCAAGAAGGATACGGTGTAGACGGAGATCCAGATGAAGCAATCATAGATCGATGGTTACGCGATATCAGTGCATCGGTTGCTGCAGAAGAAGGAATTGATATGTCCGAAAGAGATATGGGATATATTAATATTGTTAAACGTGATGACGGTAAATCAGAGGTTTCATGACATATATTATTGTCGATACAGCAAATACATTTTTTCGTTCTAGACATGTAGTACGAGGTGATGCTAGTATTAAACTCGGCATGGCTTTACATATTATGTTTAACAGCATTAAAAAGGCATGGCAAGATTTTGACGGTGATCATGTAGTCTTTTGTTTAGAAGGTCGTAGCTGGCGTAAAGACTTTTATGAACCTTATAAAAGAAATCGTGCAGAAACAAGAGCCGCAATGTCTCCTAAAGAACAAGAAGAAGATAAGCTGTTCTGGGAAACTTTTGATGAATTTAAAAAGTTTGTAACTGATAAAACTAACTGTACTATTTTGCATCATCCTCAACTTGAAGCTGACGACTTAATTGCAGGATTTATTCAAAGTCACCCTAATGATCAACATGTTATCATTAGTAGCGATTCCGATTTTTATCAATTGTTAGCATCGAATGTAAAACAATATAACGGTATATCCGAAGAACTACACACTATCGAAGGTATTTTCGATAAGAAAGGAAATCCTGTTATTGATAAAAAAACTAAGGAACCTAAGAAAATTCCTAACCCTGAATGGCTCCTCTTTGAAAAGTGTATTAGGGGCGATTCGTCAGATAACGTATTCAGTGCCTTTCCAGGTGTAAGAGTAAAAGGTTCTAAGAACAAAGTAGGATTAACTGAAGCATTTGAAGATCGTAATGGTAAAGGCTATAACTGGAACAACTTAATGTTACAAAGATGGTCCGATCACAACGGTATCGAACATCGAGTTCGTGACGACTACGAACGCAATCGTCGATTAATCGATTTGTCTTATCAACCAGACCATATAAGAGAAATTATCAACACCACAATTAAAGAGTTGTGTAAGCCAAAAGATATTACACAAGTAGGTATTCGTATGCTAAAATTCTGCAATTCATATGATATGAATAAAATTGCTGAATCTATACAGCAGTATGCAGAACCATTTCAAGCAAAATATCCAGAATAATATGACCGAAATTCATGCCAAACCTGTTATCGAAGGAAAATATTGGATTGTCGAACAAGATGGATCTAAAATTGCTACTTTGCAGAAAAAAGAAAATAATAAGTTTATTTTGAGTAGTAGAACTGGAGAGATCATGTTTAACAAAAAAGAAGACTTGACTAAAGAGTTTGGTCAAGATTTCTTCTTAACTAGTCAAAAAGTTAAAGTTTCGACTACGCAAGTTAAAGAAGTAAACGGTTATCCGTGTTCTTGTAAGCCGTATAATTCTATGTTTGATGTTCGACAGAAATTGCCACTGTTCACAAAAAGCGAACAAAGTAAAAGTATCTATTGTGCAGGGTATTATGTTATTAAGTTTGATAAAGGATGGGTTAAAAGTTTTTGTCCTAAGCTAATTACTATCGAACGATATCCACATAAAGGCCCGTTCAAAACAGAAACAGAAATGAAATCAGTGCTATCAAATGCAAAATCAAATTAATATATCCCCTGTTGCTCAATTTATACAACAAGTAAAGTCTGCCGAACTAACTCAATCAAAAGATGTTAAGATGACTATACTTCAGGCTCGATTGCTAAGTCTTACATTAACAGAGCTCTTAGATAAAGTTAATCAAGATTACGAGCAGTTACTACACGAGCTTAAAACTAATTCGTCGTCGGATGTAGTTTCGATTAGCATGGACGGCGGGAATTTCGACGAATAAACTAGATAAATATACGTAGTTATCCGGAGAGATAAATGTCGAGACCGAAACCGCGTATAATATTAGAACACGTAAATAAAAAAAATTATCGTGCAGAACAAATTTTAGAAGCAGATGCAATTTGGGCTGTCTTTTATAAAAATGAACCTTTCAATTTAAAGAGCTTTAATAGCCTTACAAGTTACCCTGGTCCTAAATATAAAAAGGTTAGTTTTAGTAATCCTGGACATGCTCGTAATTTAGCTAAAAAATTGAATACTACTTTTAATACAACCGACTTTGAAGTTGTTAAACTAACATCTGGCACTATTGTAAAATGATCACTAGAAACTCGTTAACAAAAATATTTCTCAATCAATGGGGTAAAAGTGTTGACGACGCAAATGTAAAACTGTATAGTTACAAGTGGTGGCAATGCAACAGAGCTAGTAAGCAATCTGCGTTACGACTTACTGACGAAGGGTTAGAGTTTCTTCAACAAACTTTAAACTTAAAATCGTACGAAATCCCATTTACTGAATATGTTGAATTAAGTCCTCAAACTATTATATTTTTAGAAAGGTATATTGATTGTCCTTATCATTTAAGAAAAGATAGCATTACAGTATTTTCAGAAAAGAAATCATTTGAACTTTGTTTATTTTCAGATGACATTCGAAAATACGGCTTAATTAAAGCTATGACAGAACGTGAAAAAAATTCTTAAAAACTTATTGACACATTATGCCGTTGGCTATACAATGTATGCATAGTAAGAAATTACTTAACTTTTTCAACCACACACATAGGTAATTATACATGAGTGAAATTATTAGCCGTACTGTTGGTCCTAAAGGTGCTAAGAAGGCACTGCGTAAGGCGTTCAATAGTAAGCGTCCAATCTTTTTGTGGGGACCTCCTGGTATCGGCAAGTCGGACATTATTAAACAGCTTGGTTCTGAGCTCGATGCTCATGTAATCGATGTTCGACTTTCATTGTGGGAACCGACTGATATTAAAGGCATTCCGTACTTTGATAGCAATGACAGTACTATGCGATGGGCACCGCCTGCTGAATTGCCGAGTAAAGATTTTGCCGCAAATCACAAGATGATTATCTTGTTTATGGACGAAATGAATAGTGCAGCACCGGCTGTACAAGCAGCAGCATATCAGCTTGTTCTTAATCGCCGTGTTGGTACTTATGAACTTCCTGACAATGTTGTAATGGTTGCAGCAGGTAATAGAGAAACCGACAAGGGTGTAACATATCGTATGCCGGCTCCGCTTGCAAATCGTTTTGTGCATCTCGAAATGCAAGTTGACTGGGATGACTGGTTTGACTGGGCTGCTGACAATAGGATCCATAAGGATGTACTCGGCTTCCTTACTTTTAGCAAGAAGGACTTGTATGATTTTGATCCGAAGTCTTCTTCACGTGCATTTGCAACTCCTCGATCATGGTGCTTTGTAAGTGAATTGCTTACCGACGACGACACCGATGCAGATACTTTATCAGATCTGACTTCTGGGTCGATCGGTGAAGGTCTTGCTGTAAAGTTTATGGCACATCGTAAGATTGCTAGCAAGATGCCTGCTCCGACTGACATTCTTAGCGGTAAGGTTACTAAGATGGAATCTAAAGAGATTTCAGCAATGTACTCTTTGACTGTGTCACTGTGCTATGAATTGAAGGAAGCATGTGATAAGAAGGCTAATGACTGGAACAATCAAGTTAATCACTTCTTTAACTTTATTATGAACAATTTCGAAACTGAACTTGTTATTATGGGTACTAAGATGGCGCTGTCTACTTACAAGTTGCCACTGGATCCGGACGAAATTGACTGCTTCGACGAGTTCCATTCAAAGTTCGGTAAGTATATTGCACAGGCAACCGAAAAATAATTATTCGGATATTGTAGTAATTGACACCGCCTCCGGGCGGTGTTATACTATATACTATTGTAAAACGTAGGACATTTATATGGCACACTTAGATCCAGTTATTGACAAGATTATTGTAGCACGAGTTGGATTGTTACTAAGACATCCGTTCTTTGGTAATATGGCTACACGTCTTAAAATCGAAGACGGCAGTGACTGGTGTAAAACTGCTGCAACCGACGGTCGATCAATTTATTTTAATCGTGATTTCTTTGAAACACTTACTAACAAAAATGTTGAATTTGTTATTGCTCACGAAATTCTGCATAACGTATTTGACCACATGGGACGATGTGAAGGTAGAGATCGAAAGATTTTTAATGCTGCCGCAGACTACTGTGTTAACGGGCAACTAGTAAGAGATCGTATCGGAGATCCTATTAAGGATTTTCAAATGTTTCACGATCAAAAATACTACGGGTGGAGTGCAGAACAAGTCTATGATGACATCTATGAAAAGATGGACTCTGATATGCTTGATGCACTCGGTAAGCTACTTGACGAACATATCGACTGGGAAAAAAGTTCCGGAAACGGTCAGCCTACATATACTAAAGAAGAACTGAAAGCAATTAGAGACGAGATTAGAGAAGCTACTGTATCGGCTGCACAAGCCGCAGGTGCAGGTAATACTCCTGCAGGCGTAGCAAGACTAATTAAAGAACTAACTGAACCGAAGATGAACTGGCGAGATATTATCCGTCAGCAAATTCAAAGCATTATTCGAAACGACTATACATTCATGCGTCCTAACCGTAAGGGCTGGCATATGAACGCTGTTCTTCCAGGTACTAGTTTTGCCGAAACTATCGATGTATGTGTTGCACTCGATATGTCCGGATCAATCGGTGCTGTAGAAGCAAGAGACTTTTTAACCGAAGTCAAAGGCATTATGGACGAGTTTAAAGACTTTAAACTTAAACTGTGGTGTTTTGATACTGCTGTATATAACGAAGCAGATTTTGATGGTTACAATTCAGATGAATTTGTAAACTATCAAATCGCAGGCGGCGGTGGTACTGCATTCGAAGCTAACTGGGAATACATGAAGGAAAACGAGATTCAACCGAAGAAGTTCATTATGTTCACAGATGGTTATCCGTGTGGTTCTTGGGGTGATGAAGGATATTGCGATACTGTGTTCATTATTCACGGTAATAACACTATTGTTCCGCCGTTCGGTGAATATGCATACTATACGTTTTCAGCGGGAACTTAATAGTGGCTTTAAAGAACGGTAAACCTAATCCGTTAAATTATTTTAAGATGCGGAGAGTAGAATTTTCTCCTCCGCATTTTAAATATACAACTTTCAACGAATATAATCCTACTCTCGTTAGATTATTCGATAAGTGGATTTTGACTAACTTAAACAATCGATATTACATCGGCCAGGACATTGGCTTAGATGCTAATAACAATATTATCTACACTACGAAACTTGGATTTGAATCAGAAAAAGATCTAAGTTTTTTCAAGATTGCCTGTCCTCATTTAAATACAAGATAACTACATAGTACTTTGCAAAGGAGGTATTATGTCAGAAGAAAAAGATCAGATTCAAGAAAACTCAGAAGTACAACCTGAATCTGCTACAGAATTAAATTTAAATGATCTAAATGCAATGAAAGTAATTATTGACATTGCAAGTTCTAGAGGCGCATTTAAACCGAACGAAATGTCTGTTGTTGGCCAAACGTATACTAAGCTAACAGCATTCTTAGATCAAGTGGCTAAGCAAGCCGAACAACAAGGTAAGAAGAATGGCTAATCAATTAAAACATGTAGGTCGTATGAAACAGTCGGGCCGTAAAGTTTTAGTTGCATTTAGAACATTACCCGGTGATGCATATAACTGTTTAGTTATCCCTACAGAATCGTTAGACGATAGCTATCACAATGCTCTTATTAACTTAGTCGAAAGTGCTGCTGCGCAAGAAGCAAACGAATTAGCCGAAGCATTAGATAGAACACAATTTCCAGACGGAAGCCGTATGTTACCGTCATTACATGCAAAAGGAAAACTGATTAAAGTTGCAACTGGCGAAGTTGAAATGCTGCCGACTATCGGAACTTCAATTTTGCTGTCCGAATTAAATCAGATTATTGCTGAGCAAAGAGGAGTTGCAATTGACGACTTGGCTGTTAAAGACGGATTAGGAAATTCAAAGGCAGAGATAAAAGAAGTTGCTACTGCAACAGAACTTAAAACTTCTCCAGCAGAAGAACCTGCTGTAATTAACGTCGATCCAGTGTCGTTTGATACCGTGGAAGACGAAGCAAAATATTATCGCTCACAAGCCGATAAACTTTCTAAAGAAGCAGCATCTTTTAGAAGGAAAGCAGAGGAGTT